TCAGTTGAATGCACCCGAGCTTCTGTCTGTAGACCGCTTGGTCATGACACACGCTCGAAAGGGCAAAATCCAGTCTGTTTCCCATGTTGGTTTTTATGAATTCGGGGAAATGGCCGGGGGCGAGGCGTAGGTCCGAGGCTTCCGCGACGAACCGGTGGGGTTGGACTTCTGTAACCATGTCGCTGGTGATCATGACGGGGGTGCTCCTAGTTTGAAATTTCGGGGTTAATCCGGGCAGCGTAACCCGCTGCTCTTCCGGCCAACATACCGGCGTTGCTCCCTCTGGTCTGCTTCCGCTTCTTGGACGTTACCCAGCCCGCCGCTTCCCCGTAAGCTGTGAGGGCGGCGTCCTTGGCCACGACGAGGGCCGTGCCAGTGGTCGTGGTGCGCACTTCGGTATTGCGGATGTTAACCGCTTCGATGCACCTGTTGTAAATGACGATGGCGTAAGCCTGACCGTGGCCCTGTTTGAACTTCATGGTGTCCCGGGGCGCCCAGGGGGTCCAGGATTTTTCTTTGTGGTGTTCCTTGGCGTGGAACAGGTCCCGGGCCACGATAAGATGCCAATTTGAGTAGAGGTGTTCGAACATGGCCTTCATTAATTCCACGTCTTCCGGGAAACCGACGAAGGCGAAACGGGTGCCGTGGAGGCTACTGTTGACTAGGGTCACGCCGTCAAACATCCGAGCGACGCCGTAGGCTAGGGTTTCGATCCACAAGAGCTTCATCTTCTGCCCCGGGACGGTGTACGCTTCCCGGATGATGGCGCTGGCCTTGAGTTCGTTAACTTCCACGTCCGACATGGCCAATTGGTGCTTGGTCATGAGTTCGTTGGCCCGCGTGATGGCCAGTTCAGATTCGTGTTGGTTGTCAGACTGGCCAAGGGCCAAGAGCTTCTGAACCCGCTGGATGATTTTTTCATGGTCGGTCATGTTGGTTTCTCCTGGTTTGTGTTGTTGGGATGATTAGAACACGGGACCGGGGCCCCGTCAAGGATAGTTAAAGGGAAAAATGCCCGGGTTGCCCCGGGCTATATCTTACATGCTGTCAGCGAATTGGCCACCAAGGTCGTCGACGTATTGTTCGACGGTCTGGCCGGGGTTCAGCCTCACAATATGCAGGTGGTCGCCATCGTCGGAGCCCCAGCCGTCGACGCCCTGGGGGTATTCCAGGTGGCCAATGAACTTCTTGACAGCGTCCTTGGCTTCCTGATAGGTGTCGTGGTTGCTGATGGCGTGGAAGCCATCGACCCAACGATTGGTAACGCCCCAACGGCGCTTCGCCAGACTGCGAAGGGAAATGCCGAGGTCGTTTTCTTTGACGGTGACACCCGCGATGGTGAAAGCCCGAAACTGCTTGGGGTTGCCGGTGCGGTGGTGGGCGCCGCCGTCGACAAAGGTCACGATATCGTCGATCTTGATGCCCCGGGCCTTGCAGTAGATCCCCACGAACTGGTAAGCGTTACGGAACGTGACGCCGTCAGTATCGATGACTGACAGGATCTCTTGGGCGACTTGGCGAGATTTGGAAATGCGCTTGGCCATGTGACTGCTCCTAGTTTGTGTTGGTCGGGGTAAAGGGAAAAATGCCCGGGGCGACCCGGGCAATATAGTCACATCATGAAGAGAATGGCCATGGCGCCGTAAACCTTGGGCTCGTCGCAATGGTCGCAATCGTAGCCTTCGGCGTCAGGTTCGCATTCGTCGTGTTCGGCGCCACAGGCAATGCAGAAGCCCGGGTTGTCGGTGCCAAAAGTTTGGCGTTCGACGGCGTCCGTGACCCGGTCCAAGGTGATGGAGGGGTGAATGTCTTCTGTGCGGTGGATGGTCATTTTACTTCTCCCTGTTGGCGAGTAATTTGCGGATTGTTGTGTCGATCCGGGTTTTTTTGGCTTCGGCTTCTGCGATTTGTTCCGGGGTGGGGGGATCGAAATAGGTGCCCCGGCAATATTTGGTGACGCACTTGCGCTTGCGGGTACCGCAGAAGGTCCCACAATTTCGGCAGACTTTGAAAGGTTGCACGGTCATTTGATTTCTCCTGGTCGGTGAAAATGACTAAATGCCCGGGTCGCCCCGGGCTATGTGTTAGAGGGCCTTTAATGCCTTGAGGCATTTGGTCACGGAAGGGAGGGTCTTACCCGAGCCACCACACTTGAAACAGGTGGTGCCGTACCGCTGGCAATAGCTGTAGTTGCCGGACCCATGACACCGGGAACATGTGTCGAGGGGAAGGGCCCCGGATTTGACGGCCCGCCGACAGGCGATGGCCACCAACTTCCCGGGCGCCTTGCGTCTGGCGATGGGCAGGTCGTCTAATTCCGGGAGCATTAGCCCGACGAGTTCCTTGGAGGGCTTGCTTAGTTTGTCCCAGTTTTCGTTCCAGCCCCGGATCTTGGACTCTTCAATGGTGCTGAACCCCGTGGCCGTGTTCCACGTGGCGACGAGATTGTAGGAGCTGTCGTCGTGGAAGTGGACGCTTAAGATGTCGCCATTCCGGCCACACCCTATGGCCTTCAGGGGGCCAATAGGGGTTTGGAATTCGTCGTGGTGACCGACGAGGGCTTTGAGTTCCTCAAAAGTGGTCGCGGTCTTGAAAATGTCAAAGGTCTTCATTTTACTTCTCCTGGTTTGTGTTGTCGCGAAAAGGGAAAAATGCCCGGGTCGCCCCGGGCTATATGGTCAAGTTTTGCGTCAGAGTTCCTCATCCAAATTCAAACCGGTCACCGGGACGTATTCGGAGTAGCGCAGGTCCTGGGTCATCGTCACCGGCTTGAAGGATTTCACGTCGACTAACATCACTTCGACGCTCCAGACTTCACCTTCGGTGTCTTTTTCAGGCTTCCCGCCGTCGAATGCCAGAATGCTACCGCCCTGCGTGATGGGAAATTGGCGGCTGACCGCTACTATGTCCATCCCGGCGAGTTTGGAATGTTTTCCTTCGATGCCGTAGCGCACCAGCCCGTCCATCCTGAATTTGATGACGTGCTTGGGGCCCGTGTTGTAGCGCTTGGTCATCTTACTTCTCCTGGTTTGTGTTGTCGCGATAAAGGGAAAAATGCCCGGGGCGACCCGGGCTATGTGGTCTAGCAAAATTCGATACATTTGACGGCTTCGTGGAAGCTCCTGACGCTGATGTGGTCGAAGGCGCCTTCCCATTTGACGAACCACTCATTGGAGGCGCCCCCGGCTCTCTTGCCGCCGATAATTTCGAAGGGCTGGCCGTTGGCGAGGCCCGTCCATTTACCCCCACTGGGGTCTGCCGTCAGGGTTTCAATTCGGTTGACTAAAATCCTGCGTCCATTGACGCGGATCATGGGGCATCTACCGATTTTTGTCTTGCCGATGACTGCCTTGGTCATTTTACTTCTCCTAGTGGGGGTTGATCGGATAAATTGCTAAATGCCCCCCGGAGGGGGCTATATGTTAGCCTTTAAATTGAGACTTCATCCGCCAGCCGCAAGCCACGTAATGGTCGTCTTCGGCCTTCCGGACTGCTGCCGAGTTGGTGGCGGCTTTGTAGATTTTGTGAGCTTCCCGGGAGGTCATGCCAGCGGCGATGTTCCGACGGTATTCCTCGTAAGGGCCTTTGACGAGGGCTTGGAGGGTGACGAGGGTCTTGTTAATTTTGGTGCGGTTCATGCGCCCCTTGGCGGCGTCTAGTGATGCTTGGAGTTTAGGGGGGAGTTGAACGTGGGGCCTTCCGTCGATGATGCGGGTCATTGAAATTCTCCTGGTGGGGGTTGATCGGGTAAATTGCTAAATGCCCGGGAAAAACCCCGGGCTATATGGTCGATAAAAATGTCTGCTTGAAATCGCCCCGGGCACCCCATTCTAGACGGCGCCGTACAGCGATTTCTCTTTGGGGTGATGCCCTATTGGGTTGCCAGAGCCCCTTGCCTTCGATTAAAATTAAACCATGTCGAGCCATGTTTTGTCAAGTTTCGCGTTTAATTTTAATCATGTAAACGTTGCATGGGGCCCTGTCACCCCTACATACTTTTGTTTCTTTTACGTACGCGTACGCGCCCCCGCGTGAGAGGGCCCCCGTTGGCGCCCCGAGTAACATACTCTTTATGATTGTATAACATTCCCTATTTTTGCAATCGGGAATCTGAGTTTATATGCCAAGCTATATTAGGGGGGATCCGACAAACTCAATATACGGGAAGTCAAGGACGAGCCTCCCGGAGTATATTGCCCTGCGGGGGTAGTGCATTAGGCCTACCGTGCATTGTAGTTAATATACTACCCTACAACCCACTTCCTTCCTACGCCGCTTGACCCCATGAGGCCCCCTATGGTATACTTCATGGCATGGATTGGTGTGTAATTCACGCGAGAAGCAATGCCGAAGACCACGCCATTTTTGGTATGGAACGGGACGGCTTTCTTGTGTACGCCCCCCGAATGCTGGTGACAACTTTACACCGGAGGAACAAGAGGCGGATCGACAAGTTACGCCCCTTGTTCCCCGGTTATTTTTTCGTCGCCAGTGAAGACAAATGGCCCGATACCAAGAAATACCCCGGCGTCTTTGGTATTTTGGCTGAAGGCGACGGCACGGTCCAATTGGTCCCCAGCTCTTGTATTGAGGAACTACAAGCTCACGAGGCCAAAGGTTTCTTCAATTCGACCCCCGAAAACAGAATCCACTACGGCAGTAAGGTCCTCGTGGACATATTTGGCTCTGACTACGAAGTCATAGTCACCGATATTTCTGCCGCTGGGGTCGTGAGTGCTGTTGCTAGCTTCCTTGGTCGCACAATTAAAGTCCGTCGTCTTGCTGGCGACGTGAGGATTGCGGCCTAGAGCCTGTTCAGTGCGGGGCCCCTAGGGGGTCTTCTCGCCGGGGCTCACTTAGAGGGTTTCCCCTTGCCGGGTGGAGTGTGTGTCTTGTCCGAAGAAGAAAAATCGTCTTATGTGCCGTTTCCCGGAGTCCAGTTAGGTGTTTATGGTGACATAGACCCCGTGACTTATGACTTCGCGAAATGTGCCACACGGGCGGATCGGGCGGGGCCCTATGTTAAGGACGACGTCATCGCGGCCATTTTGAGGACCTATGGAAACTATGCTGCCATGGCGTCATTGCTGGGCAGGACGAGGTCCCGGGTGCGCGATTGGGTGTTGGCTCACCCCGACGTGTTCCAAATCCGGGAAGACGTGCGTGAATCCGCGTTGGATATGGTCGAGGACGGTGTTTTCACGGGCGCCCTGATGGGCGATTCCACAAACAGCCGATACCTCCTGTCTACGTTGGGTAAAGAGCGGGGCTATTCCACGCGGGTTGAGTCAACTGGGAAAGGCGGGTCGCCTATTGCGATTCACTTTGATTCTGATGACGAGTCCCTTTAAGCTCACAGAGAAACAAACATCTGCCAACAAGTTCCTGGGTGGTTCCCAGCGACATTCGCTGCTGGTGGGTGGGTCCCGTTCGGGTAAGACTTTTCTTCTGCTTCGGGCCATCATGGTGCGGGCCCTTAAGTCACCTCACAGTCGTCACGCTGTTTTGCGCTTCCGGAATAATGCGGTGTGGGCGTCGATTGGGCTGGATACGTTACCCACGGTGGCCCGGCTGTGTTTCCCCGGGGTGATCATTAAACCCCACCGACGGGATGGTTACTTCCTGCTCCCTAACGATTCTGAAATTTGGCTGGGCGGGTTGGATGATAAGGACCGGGTCGAAAAGATCCTGGGCCAGGAATACGCCACCATATTGTTTAACGAGTGTTCCCAGATCCCGTATTCCTCCGTCTTGGTGGCTCTCACTCGTTTGGCCCAGAAGATGCCCGAGTTGGTAAATAGGGCCCTGTACGATTTGAACCCCTCCGGGATGGGACATTGGACCTACTCCCAGTTTTTCAGGCTTCTGGACCCCCGCACTCAAGAGAAAATTTCCGACCCCGATAATTACGCTGCCATGGCAATGAACCCCAGGGACAACGAAGAAAACTTGGACCCCAGTTATATTGCGTCCCTGCAGAACCTCCCGGCTAAGTATCGTCGACGGTTTTTTGAGGGGTTATACGTCAAGGAAGTCGAAGGCGCCTTGTGGACGTTCGAGTCCATCGACGCGGGCCGGGTAACACAAGAGCAGGTGCCCGAACTGACCCGTGTCGTGGTGGCGGTTGACCCTTCCGGTGCTGGGGAAGAAGGCGACACGGAAAACCTGGAAGGCGACGAAATTGGCATCGTCGTGGTGGGGTTGGGCGTCGATGGTCACGGGTACGTATTGGAAGACGGCACTTTGCGGGCGGGTCCGTCAAAGTGGGGCGCCCGGGCCGTCAAACTGTACCAAGACCATATGGCCGATTTAATCGTTGGTGAGACGAATTTCGGTGGGGCCATGGTCAAGTTTGTGGTCCGGACGGTGGACCCTGGCGTTCCTTTCAAGTCGGTGACTGCCAGCCGGGGAAAGACAGTGCGGGCCGAGCCCGTGGCGGTGTTGTACGGCGGCACAGACAACGACCCCATCCAGATTCACCACGTGGGCAGATTCCCGGAGCTCGAAGAGCAAATGTTGAGCATGTCCACGAAAGGGTACAAAGGTTCTACGTCCCCTGACCGGGCCGACG